CTTGCATAATCTGGAAATACACAGCAGATCATCTTCATATTGGATATACCTGACGTCATGGAGTCAAAAGACTCATTCGTAGTCAAACCATATAATTTAGAAAAGCCAAAGCCACCAAGACCAACAGGGACATAGCTCATGAAAGCCATCCTACTAACGCCTGTCTCGGATCTGTTCTTCATTCCCCATCTGCAAAGTGATTTGAAATTAGCATGGATGTATGCAAAATATGCAAGCCTATGATCAGACCCATTCTGCATTGAGCCCCTTGCAGTTGACCCATTTGCTTCAAGCTCATCAATAACAGTTGGTACAGCCACATCTTGCTGCTTGCCAATTCTGATGAACGCCTTTGCACCTGGTGTAACTTCAATACCATCATAATATACTTTATTGAGATACTGACATAGCACCTTGCTGCAGAATGTTTTGTCCCAGCTGATCTTTAGTCCAGCCATCTCGTACACAGCTTCGATCACCTTTATAGCCTCATTGACCTTGCCGCGTACAACATTCATTTTCAGAAGACCATCGTCAATAAGTACCTCGAGTGCTGGAGGATCATTAACTAGTTTCAAACGTCTTAGAACATACACAGCATAGCCCATTAGGTCGATGTGAGTTGCAGTGTTCATTCTACCAACAAACCCCTCAAGGTCATTACCATTCATGTCCATTTTGTCATTGACCCCAAACTTGCAGAAATTGAGCTGAGTATCATAAAATACTGATTTAACATTTGACACATCCTCCAGATCAAACACATGCTCCCAGCTAGAGAAACCATCATCTTTGAAGCTTCTAGACTGCTGAGGAGAGAATGAAGCAATGTCAAATGACATCATGAACTGTTCATAACCAGGTGGCTCTAGACCAACATCCGCAAGCTCTGCTAGACGCTCAGAAAGGTCTTTGTCTGACTTTGCTTGGCTGGAACCACGCTGATGAGCAACCCATAATGCGACATTTGCTTCAAACTCAGAGAGTTGCCTCCTATCCTCATCTGTTGCCATTGAGTATGCCCTCGAATTAGGTTTCTTTGCTTCAGGCTTGAGCGCAAGCAGTATCCAATTCTTTTGTGACCTCCTAATAGAACCATCACGGTACATATCATTGATCTCTGACTGACTTTTGAAACTGCTCGAAAATAAATACCTTAGGACTTGATTTCTTTCATACATCTTGAAAGATGATGGTTCACGAGTGTCCCCAGGATATGTTGTTGGAGCAATCGTCTTGTCCTTCACAAGCTCGTCTTCACAATTATGATACCTACGATAGTTGAAAGAACCTTTCACATCAATATACATCATG